ATGATTGGATTGATAACTTTCAGCCGCCAAAAACTGTGCAGGATACAGTGAGAAGGGTGCATGAGTTAGAACTAGAAATAGCTAGGCTTAAACTGCTGTTGGAAAATAAACAATGATTCAAGCGCTAATCGGTCCGGTCACAGGACTTCTAGATAAATTTATTGAAGACAAAGACCAGAAGAACAAGCTGGCGCATGATCTTGCCACGATGGCGGACAAGCATGCTCAAGAGCTTGCTAAAGGTCAGCTTGCTATAAATGCCGAAGAGGCCAAGCACCGTAGTATATTTGTGGCGGGTTGGAGGCCCTTTATTGGCTGGACATGCGGTATTGCGTTAATGGCACACTTTGTTTTATTTCCTGCTACTGACTTTATTACAGCGTATATGGGGCTGGAAGTGCCGCCGATGCCTGCTTTTGATATGGACAGTTTGATGACTGTATTACTAGGTATGCTCGGTTTGGGTGGAATGCGTAGCTTTGAAAAGTTCAAAGGACTTACTAAATAATGGAAGCAAACTTTTTTAAGAGCCTTGAGATGGTGTTGCACCACGAAGGCGGTTTTGTGGATCACCCAAAAGATCCGGGCGGCGCAACTAACAAGGGAATTACGCACAAAACATATGCGGACTTTCTTGGTCGCCCTTTGGAGGATGTGAGCGAACTGAAAAACATCCCGGAGGAACACGTTCAGCAGATTTACAAGAACGGTTACTGGGACAAGGTAAAGGGTGATGAGTTGCCCGGCGGCGTAGACTTTTGCGTTTTTGATTGGGCCGTGAACAGCGGGCCGGGTCGCGCAGCAAAAGCTCTACAAAAAGCGGCCATGGCTTCGCAGGACGGGGCCATCGGCCCCATGACTTTGGCGGCTGTATCTGAGTATACGCCTGCCGAAATTGTAGAGTCCATAACCAAAAGCCGCATTGAATTTTACAAGAGCCTAAAGACCTATGACACATTCGGCAAAGGTTGGTTAAGGAGAGCAAAAGAAACTCGTGACTTTGCGTTGGAACTGGTATAACACTATATCAGACTTAACGCGGAGATATACGAGTGGATGAAATATACTTTGCTGAAGCTGTTTTTCGGATTATTCGTGAACGGCGTCAGGGTGTTCAAGACTTATTAATTTATGACAACGTGTCGAACATGGAGCAGTATCGTGAGCTCATGGGTAATTTAAAATCCCTAGATCACGTGGAACAGGAACTCAAGGGCCTGCTAGAAAAACAGGAGCAAAGCAATGGCTGAAGCGCAAGTTAACCTTGAAAGCGTTTCCGAGGGTGTCGCAAACCTCACAGAAGCGTACAAGGATGTTACCGATAAGGTATTAGACCCCGAGTCAATCGGCGGGTCTCTCTTAGAAAGAATGCCATCCCCGACGGGTTGGCGTTTGCTTATTCTCCCCTACCGTGGAAAAGGTAAAACTGATGGGGGCATTTATCTCCCCGATACAGTGGTTAATGAGCAAACCGTATCTACACAGGTTGGCTATGTTCTCAAAGTTGGAGAGCTAGCTTATAAGGACGAGGAAAAGTTTCCTGCCGGTCCGTGGTGTGAGCAAGGTGATTGGGTGATGTTTGCCCGTTACGCTGGTTCTAGGTTCAAGATTGATGGCGGTGAGGTTCGCATCTTAAACGATGACGAAATCTTAGCGCGTATTCAAGAACCTGAAGATATTCTACATTTCTAGGAGATATTGATGTCAGAAGATAAAAGAGAAGACCAGATCGAACTAGATCTGGAGGATGAGCGGGAAGTAGAGGTTTCTGCTGGTGGTGGCGACGACGATGACGGTGAAGAGCAGCCGTTAGCCGCATCCGAAGAAGATAATTTTGATAAAGCCGAGAACGCCACGCAAAAACGTATTGATCGCTTGACTAAGAAAATGCGTGAGGCGGAGCGTCAGCGCGAAGAAGCTATTAAATATGCTCAAGGCGTACAGTCCGAGGCGCAAAAGCTTCAACAGCGTATGAATGCCTTGGACACCAACTATGTTAACGAGTATAGCACTCGCGTAGAAACTCAGATGGGCACCGCCGAGCAAGAGCTTGCCCGTGCTATTGAGATAGGTGACACAAACGGCGTTATTGAGGCCCAGCGTAAGATAACTGGTTTGGCTATTGAAAACGACCGCGCTAAACAAGCAAAAGTCCAACAGGAGCGTTACGCTCAACAGGCTCAGGCTCAAAGGCAACAGCAAGTCCAGCAGCCCATGCCGCAACAGCAGCCCCGTCGGCCAGATCCAAAAGCCGAACAGTGGGCGCAACGCAATAGCTGGTTTGGTGACGATGAGGCTATGACTTATGCCGCTTTTGGTGTACATAAGAAGTTAGTAGAGGATGAAGGGTTTGACCCACAGTCCGATGACTACTATAATGAACTAGATCAGCGTATGCGAGCAGAATTTCCGCATAAGCTCAACGGTGGTAGCAAACGGCCCGCTCAGACGGTTGCTTCCGTATCCCGCAATACCTCTGGGCGCAGTAGTGGGAAAAAGGTTAGACTCACCCCTAGCCAAGTCGCAATAGCGAAGAAATTGGGTGTGCCGCTTGAAGAATACGCGAAATACGTGAAGGAGTAAGGTAATGAGTGAACAGACAATTAATCGGACTTCTCGCGCAACACAAACTCGGGAGAAAACGGCAAGGCGTAAGCCGTGGGCTCCCCCGTCTATGTTAGATGCACCGCCTGCACCGGATGGGTTCAAGCATCGTTGGATCCGGGCTGAGACCCGTGGTTTTGACGATACGAAGAACGTCAGCGCAAAAATGCGCGAAGGATGGGAACTGGTTCGTAAGGATGAGTACCCCGACTTTGAGGCCCCGGTAATTGAATCAGGTAAATACGAAGGTGTATTTGGAGTAGGTGGACTTATTCTTGCCCGCATACCGTTGGAAACGGTTGCAGAACGGAAGGCATATTTCGATCAACGGAATGCTGACCAGATGCAGGCTGTAGACCACGATATGATGCGCGAGAATGCTCATTCAACCATGACGATTACTAAACCTGATCGTCAATCTCGTGTAACCTTTGGCGGTCCACAAAGATAAGGGCCGTCCTGATTAGGAGAAAAATCAAATGGCAAATCAAGAAACTGCCTATGGTCTTCGTCCTATCGGGCTTGTTGGTAGCGGTGCAAATTCAACCGGTGTAACCGAATACGAAATTGCTTCCAACAACACCAATGCCATTTATCAATACGCTATTGTAGTTCCTACTGCGGCTGGCGTAATTGATTTTGCGGGTGCTACTTCTGGTGGTACTACGCAAGCTTTGGGTGTCCTGATGGGGATTCAATACCACGACTCAGTACAGAAGAAGCCTGTATGGCTGAACTACTGGCCGGGTTCTGGTTCTGTAAGTGTTGACACTAACTATCCTGTAAAGGCTCTGGTTGCTGACAACCCTAACCAACTGTTCAAAGTAGCGTCTGACGCATCATTGACAGACCGTGCAACGGCTCTGGCAGGTGTGTTCGCTAACGCAACTTTGGGCACATCAGCCCGCACTGGCGACTCCAACACTGGTATCGCAAACGGTGCACTTAGCGTGTCTTCTATCGCTACAACAGCTACTCTGCCTTTGCGGATTGTTGGCATCATGGATGATGAAGCTAACAGCGACTACACCGCAGCAGGCATTCCGCTGATTGTTCGGTTGAATGCACATTTCAACGCAGCAACTCGTGGTTTCGCTTCGCAGACAACTGCGGACGCAACCGGCATTTAAGGAGGGAATAGAAAATGGCTATTTCTCGCGCACAACTAGCGAAAGAGCTTGAGCCCGGCCTAAATGCCTTGTTCGGTCTTGAGTATGATCGCTACGAAAACGAACACGCTGAGATCTTCGACGAAGAGTCATCAGATCGTGCATTCGAGGAAGAGGTGATGCTCGGTGGATTTTCTACAGCACCGGTCAAGGGTGAAGGCTCTGCCGTCAGCTTTGACGACGCTAACGAAACATACACTGCTCGTTACACACATGAGACAATCGCACTGGCGTTCTCAATCACTGAAGAAGCGATTGAAGATAACCTGTACGACCGTCTGGCATCTCGTTACACAAAGGCTCTGGCCCGTTCAATGGCTCAGACCAAGCAGATCAAAGCTGCCTCAATTCTGAACAATGCGTTCAGCACAGGTAGCCCAATCGGCGACGGTGCAGCACTTTGCTCTTCCGCACACCCATCACTTTCAGGCAACCAGCGCAACTTGCTGTCAGTTGCAGCAGACCTCAACGAGACTTCTCTTGAGCAGATGCTGATTGACATTGCTGGTCTGACTGATGAGCGTGGCCTGAAGATCGCAGTTCGTGGTACAAAGCTGATTATCCCGAAAGAACTGCAATTCATTGCAGAGCGGGTAATCAACTCAAACCTTCGTTCTGGTACAGCCGACAACGACGCAAACGCCATGAAGAATATGGGTATGTTGCCTGAAGGGGCGGTGGTTAACCACTTCCTGACAGACACAGACGCTTTCTTCATTAAGACGGATGCGCCAAACGGCTTCAAATACTTCAACCGTGCACCAATCAAAACTGCCATGGAAGGTGACTTCGACACCGGCAACATGCGGTTTAAGGCCCGTGAGCGTTACAGCTTCGGGGTTTCCGATTGGCGTTGCGTGTTTGGTACTCCGGGTGCCTAATAACATTTCTAACGGATTTGAAAGGGCGGCTTCACAGTCGCCCTTTTTTATTGTAAGATGATTTATCCCTGACAGTCCGGGTTTTTGGGCTGACACTAGCCACGACAGGAGATAGACATGGCTCGTACAACTTTTTCAGGCCCGCTAAAGGTAGATACTGCTTTCTGGGCAAACCCAATTGAATTTGCAAATCTTCCAACTGCTGCCGCAGCCAACGAAGGCTACATCTACTATGTATCAGATGCTCGGAAGGTTTCTGAATCCGCTGGTAATGGTACAGGCAACCTTGTGTTTTCTGATGGTTCAAACTGGATCCGTGTAGACACTGGTGCAACAGCTACTGCGTAAGGGGGCTTAAATGGCGGACTCTGATGTAAAATCAAAGCGCATTACTGCAACGGGGTCACTCGCTGTTGGTCCTGCACGAATTCGTCAGATACAGTTGAAAACAGCCGCAGGTACTCCCCGCCTTACCGTCACTGACGGAAGCGGCGGGGCTACCGTGCTTGATCTGGACTTCAACGCATCTACAACGCATTCGGTTAACATCCCGTCGAACGGTATTCGTGTAGACGATATTTATATATCTGTCGCCACAAACCTTACGGCGATAACGGTGTTCTATAACTAGGGGGTGTAAATGGCGGGGTCTGACATAAAAGCAAAAACCTTGACCGCTAGCGGGACGGTATTTGCCGGTCCAACAAGGTTAGTTGCTGTTCATTATATGGGTCACACATCTACGGGCGTAATAGAGCTTAAAGATGGGGGCTCTAGCGGAGCTTCCATCTTTTCTTTGCACGTAAAATCAAACGACTCCGGAGATTTAACCATACCGGCAGAAGGCGTTAAGTTTAATACAGACCTTTACGCAGACCTAACAAATGTAACAAGCGCAGCATTTTTCTTTAAGTGAGTTATGAATGGCTCCTCGTAAAGCTACTATGCCAAAAAAGAATAAAAATAATTTTCGGCCTACCGAAAAAGGGGCGGGGATGACTAAAGCCGGGGTAGCAGCCTATCGCAAAGCAAACCCCGGTTCTAAGTTAAAAACTGCTGTTACCGGTAAGGTCAAAAAAGGTTCTAAAGACGCAAAACGTCGTGCATCATACTGTAGCCGTTCAAAAGGCCAGATGAAGATGCATAACATAAATTGTAAAAAGACGCCTAAAAAGCGTATTTGCGCCGCTCGTAGAAGGTGGAAATGCTAAGATGAAAACAGTAGATGTATTAGCTCTTTTAGAGAAACATGAAGAAGAGTGTAACCGTAGGTACGCGGACATTCAAAAGCAGCTAGATCGCCTAGACATGAGGCTATGGGGCATAGCGTTTTTGATTATCGCCGCGGCCGTTATTCAAAAGGTGTTCTAATGGGAAGTGCAGTAAATCTCGGTAAAGGCGCTTGTCCTGCCCCTAAGACCGTAAAACGCGGTGTTGTAAAAATGAAAAAAGGCGGTGAGGTGAAAAGTGGTGGTAAGATCTGTCCTAAAGGGAAAGCATGGGCTAAACGGACCTTTGACACGTACCCGTCAGCGTATGCAAACATGGCTGCCTCAAAATATTGCAAAGACCCCAACTACGCCAAAAAATCAAAGGGAAAATAATGGGTCAGTTAAAAGAATGGGTGAAGCAAGATTGGGTTAGGATTGGACCAGATGGCTCTATCAAAGGTAAATGCGGTACTTCAAAAGATAAACGTAATCCGGATCGTTGTCTTCCTAGATCTAAAGCTAACAGTCTTACAAAAGCTGAACGCGCTTCAACAGCACGTAAAAAGAAACGTGCAGGCGCTAAAGGAAAGACTACAGTCGCTAATACAAAAGCTGCGAAAGTAACAAAGATGGCTTCTGGGGGCGCAGTAACTCCGCCAAAGCGTCCTTTTAACGGCCCTTGTGTACCCGGAACCGCCGTGGCGAGAGGATGCGGGGCGGTAATGGCTAACCGCAGAAAAAGAACAAAAGGGTCAGTGTCGCAAGCATGACAGCGCTAGCTTTTTATATAGATAAGGAAAAACAGATCTGCGAAGAGATTATCGCATGGTCTGAACACACGCTTCAGAAGCCTAACCCTTTTTACAATAACTTACCGGCTTGCCCCTATGCTCAAAAGGCGTGGCAAGAGAATAAGGTGGCTATACTATTCAAGTATGAAGATAGTTATCAGTGTCTGTACAGCACTATATCTCAATGGGAAGACGTTTTTGACCTTTGTATTATTGTTGATATGGAGTTTGAAAAGGACCCGGAACGGTTTCACACTTACCTAGATGATCTAAATACTGCTATTTCGGAAGGCATCTTTATAGAAAGAGACGTGTGGGTAATGGGCTTTCACCCGCATGATGAAGCAAATGATTTTGTTGATGACCAGTCTTTTATGCAAATGGTAGAAGATGAGTATGCTATGATTTTTGTGCAACGCTTGTCTAAGCTACAAGAATCAGCAGACAAACTTGCGGAAAAAGGTTATTATGACAATTACCTAGTCGAATATGACGCAGAAGCCATATTCAGCAAACGAGCCGAGCTACACAGGAGATTAAAGCATGGCGATGAAACCTCGTAAGATGATGAAAAAGGGCGGCGCAGTAAAGAAAATGCGCGGCGGTGGTATGGTTAAAAAGATGCGTGGTGGCGGCATGGTTAAAAAGATGCGCGGCGGCGGCATGGTAAAGAAGAAGTAAAATGGCCACTTCTGGCAGCACTAATTTTGAATTAGACGTAGCTGATTACGTCGAGGAAGCTTTTGAGCGTTGCGGTCTTGAGGTTCGTACTGGTTATGACCTCAAAACAGCGCGTCGTTCTCTAAACCTCATGCTCGCGGAGTGGGCTAACCGCGGATTAAATCAGTGGACAATTGCTCAAAGGACTCAGGTGGTAACATCGGGCACGGGTAATTACACTTTAAATGCCGACATAATCGACATTCTTTCTGTCGTTGTTCGTCGAGATGGAACAGACTATGGCTTAGAGCGTATGAGTCGAGATGACTATTTGACCATACCCACAAAAACAACATCCGGCAGACCCAACCAGTTTTTTCTTGATCGTCAAATTACCCCTGAATTAAAAGTGTGGCCTGTACCAGACAATAGCACAGATTTAATTATATTTGACGCCTTAACCCGCATGGATGACGCAGACGAATACAACAACACTATGGAAGTACCGTTTCGTTTATACCCGTGTCTTGCCGCGGGGCTGGCTTATTACATTTCTATCAAGAGAGCGCCGAATAGAGCTCAATTGTTAAAAGCAATGTATGAGGAGGAGTTTGAGCGAGCAATGGCAGAAGATAGAGATCGTGCTTCATTTAATGTGGTTCCTCAGTATCAGTATTTTAGGACAAGCTAATGTCTAGGTTTGCGTCTGGAAAAGACTCCTACGCTATATCTGACCGGTCTGGTTTTCGTTACCGGTATAAGGACATGCGCCGAGAATGGAACGGGCTTCTTGTTGGTAAAGATGAGTGGGAGCCAAAACATCCGCAGTTAGAGCCTTTTCGCAAAGTTTTTGATGCGGAAGCGTTAAAAGACGCCAGACCAGACAGGGACGAAAACAAAAACACCACAATTACTTTTCCTATTTTTAGCTTAACGGACGTAACTTTTATAAAAAGCCCTGTCACGGTTGGCGGATTAGGTCAGGTGATTGTTGAAACTCTTTCTAACCCTAACATTGCTGTAACCGGGGTTAATTCTACAACGAGTGTTGGAACAGTTACCGCAGGAGTAGCAATTACACAAACTTTTGCTATAACAGTAGCAAATCCGGGGTCCGGTAATGTCTACTATATAGATACAGTTCAGCAAGATACTCTTAGTCTTGCAGAAGGAAGCACTTATAGGTTTGATCAATCCGATAGCAGCAACTCAGGGCACCCTCTTAGATTTTCAACAACATCGGATGGAACGCATGGCGGGGGTTCACAGTATACAACAGGTGTAACTACCAATGGAACTCCGGGATCGTCCGGGGCATATACGCAAATCACAGTTGCTGTGGGAGCACCAACACTGTATTACTATTGTACAAACCATAGTGGCATGGGCGGACAGGCAAATACACCATGAGTTATACACAAACTACATTAAAACAAGCTATCCAAGATTACGCGGAAAACGACGAAACCACGTTTGTAAACAATCTTGATAACTTTATCCGTAATGCGGAAGAGAAAATACTGAAGCTTGTAGATCTTGATGTGTTCCGCAGGAATGTGGCCGCGGTAATGACTACAGGTAACCGGTTTTTAAGTCAGCCCACAGATTATTTAGCGACCTTCTCTTTGTCTTATAATAACGGCTCCGGCACTGATCACGTTTTTTTAGAGCAAAAAGACGTAAATTTTTTACAGACTTATTGGCCCACGTCATCCACTACCGGGGCACCTAGATACTACGGTATTTTTGATGTTGATAATTTTCTTATAGCCCCTACTCCGGATCAGGACTACACCGTCGAACTACATTATTACTACAGACCTGCTTCTATTACTGGGGCAGCAGGTACGTCGTGGCTTGGGGAAAACGCACCGGATGCGCTTTTATATGGCTCTTTGGTCGAGGCTTATATCTTTATGAAAGGGGACCCTAACCTTTTACAGATGTATAAGCAGCAGTTTGAAGAAGCCGCTCTTCGCTTAAAGAATTATGGTGAAGGCGTAGAAAATACCGAAGCTTACCGCGACGGGTTAGTGAGGATTCAAAAAACATGAACGTGGCAATAGTGGCGCTTGGCGGCTCGTTTTCTGAGTACGTCTTATCGCGCATAAACTCGCAGAAATTTGATGAAGTGTGGGGAATAAATAGCATAGGCGCTATCTTTCACGTGGACAAAACTTTTATGATGGATCCGGCTAGCCGGTTCTTAGACGACATAAAAGCCGGGAAGCAGACAGGAATAGCTCAAGAGTTTCTATTAAAGACTCCAAACAAAGGTCCTATATATTCTTGTTGCACGGATGAAAGAGTTCCAGAAATAGAGCCCTACCCCCTAAAAGAGGTGGTTTCCGATCTTGGTTATGCCTATTTTAACAATACCGTAGCTTATGCAATAGCTTATGCTATCTACAATAAAAAGGTATCTAAGCTTCATTTGTATGGGGTTGATTTTAGCTACAAGCAGAACATAAATTTTGCCGAAGCGGGGCGAGCCTGTTGTGAGTTTTGGTGTGCTATAGCTTTATCAAAAGGTATGCAGATAGAAATAGCTCAAACCTCGGGTTTCATGGACACAAACGTCCCCGAAAACGAAAAGCTTTATGGCTACCACCGATTGCCAGACCCCCTTGTTCAGACCATAAAAGAGGGCAACCTTCTAATCATGCCACAATCTGAGTACGTATCTGAAAACAAAGAAGTTTTACGGCCGCCGGAGCCTTTAGATAATCCGGTTCTTATTGGAAGACATGATGTTCCGGGAGTGACGTATAATGATTAGTGTTGGCACAGGTATAGACGTAGGAAGTATTGGCGTAACAACGTCTAATAATGGCGGATTATCTTCGGATCAAATAGCTGAAATGGCGCGTAAAAAGATTGTGTATGTATCTGATGACGCTCCCCCGGCTATTAAAGAGCAAGCACAGGTTTTTGCGGACAGAGTAGAAGATGTTGTGCGCTTTTACATAGACTTGGCTAAACGCGAGGAGCGTGGTAGTATATGCCAGACTTTGCGTAAAGCTGGTCACAACGACATTGCTGATTTTATTAGGAGACTATAATGGCAATCACCCAAGCAATGTGTACCTCATTTAAGTCACAACTCCTAACGGGTACACACAATTTTACGAATTCAACCGGCAACACTTTCAAGCTTGCTTTGTATGCAATTGGTGGCGGCGGTAAGTCAGGCACAACCGCAACACTGGGTGCTACAACAACTGCTTTTACCACCACAGGCGAGGTAGCTAACAGCGGCTCCTACAGTTCAGGTGGCGGCACATTGACAAATGTGACACCGAGCACAAGTGGCACAACTGCTATCACAGACTTTGCCGATTTAAGCTTCACCACAGCTACAATTACTGCTCGTGGCGCTCTAATCTACAATAGCTCTGCTACGAATGCGGCTGTAGCTGTTTTGGATTTTGGCTCAGATAAAACAGCGACATCTGGCACATTTACAATCCAGTTCCCAACAGCGGACGCTTCAAACGCCATTATCCGCATAGCCTAACGGAGTAAGCCGTGGCTAACATTACGGGATGGGGCAGAGGCACTTGGGGCGAAGGTGCTTGGAATGAAGCCGTTCCCGTTACTGTTACGGGGGTTTCAGCTACAGGTAATGCGGGAACCCCTTTAGCTGGAGGCGGTAGCTTAGTCGGACCCGTTGGTGCAGTAGGCACTATTGGCTTTGGTGATGAACAGGTCACTGCTACCGCTAATGTGTTTCCAACAGGGGTTAGCTCTACAGGAGCAGTTGGCGATGCTGTCGCTCCCGCCGCGGCTATACTTACAGGTCAAGCCGCTACAGGTGTAGTTGGCGATGCGTCTATTGAGGCTAACGTCGTTGTTTCGCTTACAAGCCCGGCGCTTGTTGCTATTAGTTCTGGCAATGTTGTTCTGGAGTCCGCATATGGCGTTACAGGATTGTCAGCAAGCGGAAATATTGGTATTGTCTTTATCTGGGGTCAAATAACCATACGGCCTGACCAACAGGCTAATTGGTCTGATATTACCCCTTCTGGTGCAGGGCCGTGGTCTACCGTAGTCCCGGATCAGTCTGCTGATTGGAAAGAGGTCGCATAAATGGCTAGTTCATATACTACTAGAACAGGGATTGAAAAGCCAAATACTGGCGAACAGTCAGGAACGTGGGGCGATACCACCAACCTAAACTTTGATATTATTGACACCGCACTAAATGGTGTCGTGACGCTTAGTCTTAGCGGCACAAGCTCAAACCTGACTACAACAGATGGCACCATTTCTGATGGCATGAACAAAATGATTGTTTGTGCTGGCTCCCCTTCTGGCACTCACACAATTACGGTAGCGCCAAACACCGCAGAAAAAGTGTACTTTGTCACCAATAGTTCTGGGGAGTCCGTTATATTCTCTCAGGGTTCTGGAGCCAATGTAACTGTTGCAAATGGCGAAAGTCGTATTATTCATTGTGATGGTGCGGGGTCTGGCGCAGCGGTGACAGATTTTACTTCAACCATGGTAGCAAGCACGACTTTCATCAACACTGTTGCGTCAGGTGACGCCACCGCTTTGGCAATCGCGTTAGGATAAGGATATGGCAAATACATTTAAAGTTATAACAAAATCTGGTGTCACTGCACTAGATAACATCTACACTGTAGCGTCTTCGACAACCACCGTTATTTTGGGTGTTGTCCTTGGCAACACAAACACGAGTCAAACCACCGCAACGGTTACACTGTCGTCTAATACAGCAAACCGTGCGGGCAACAATGACGAAGCCAACCAAGATGTCGAGCTTATTACCAATGCTCCAATCCCGGCGGGATCTTCGTTAGAATTGCTTGCGGGTAACAAAGTGGTAATGGAAGCAACTGATGTGTTTAAGGTTTCAGCAGCTAATGCAACTGATGTGACGCTGTCAATTATGGAGATCACCTAATGCCGTATCTGGGTAATCCTCTCGCATTTGCCTATAGCGCAGTAAGCTATCAAGATCTAACTGGAGTTACAGGAGATCCCGTAAAGCGGGGTTTTACTCTTAACAATTCGGTTTTAAATTCTAATGAGCTAGAAGTTTTTGTTAACAATGTTCGTCAAGAACCGTCTGTAGCTTATACGGCTGCTGGCACAACCTTGACTATGTTGGGTGATGTTGAAACGACAGACGACTTTTATGTTGTCTATCAGGGCATGGCAAAGCAGACGGTAAGTCCTGCGACAAGCGCTAACTTGTCAATTACAGACTTGACTCTAAGTGGAGATCTTACATTAGCTAAAGCGGTTCAGGGGACAACCCTTGAGGACACAAGTAACTCGG